CTGTGTATTATTTACATTCAGAAAAAAGTGCCGATTTTACAACTGGGTAAAAAATGGCTGGTATTTGATAAGGCTCTGCTTGGCAAAACGATTTCCTACGGCTGGGCATCTGCCATGCAGCAGGCAACCGTCCAGCTTGGAAAGCTTGGGATTCAGGCAATTGTCAATTCCATGGGTGTTGCCATTGCCGCCGCATTTGCCGTTGTAAACCGTATTGACGACTTTGCCTATACACCGGAGCAGAATATCGGACACGCTATGACGGCGCTTATGGCACAGAGCAAGGGTGCCGGAAAAAAGAGCCGTTTAAAAGAAGCTTTCCGGTGCGGCATGCGCATTGAAATGGTGTACGGTGTCATCATTTTTATCATCTGCTTTGTATTTGCCAATCCGCTGATGCGGCTGTTTACAAGTGATACAGATGTCTGCCGCCACGGTGTCACCTACCTGCGGCTGATTTCCATTATGTATCTGCTGCCTGCGGCAACCAACGGTAAAACCAACGCGCAACGACAGCTACCAGATCGCCGCGATCCTGAAGAAAGCCGGTTGGGAGCCGACCGGGAAAACCAAAAAACTAAAGGCGTACGGATACGTCAAAACATACGAAAGGGGCGAGAATGCGTAACCAAAGTTTTGGTTTTCGGCCTGGTTCGCTTTCCGGTTTCGCCGGGAAACGCCGCACGACCTGCGGCGGGGCGAAAACGAAAACCATAAAACCAGACCTTTTATATAGGTATGTATATATAGGTAATCGTAACGCAACGCATATAACGCACATCGCACATATCGCGCGCGCCCGCGCGTATAGGAAACTCTCGCAAACACCCGGTTTTTGGTTTGGTAGTTTTCGGGGGTGTTCGGCATGACGCGCGAGGCCGAGGTGGAGCGGGCGTTCGTCCGGGAGGGCGAGGCGCTCGGCGCGATGGTGCTGAAGTTCACGAGCCCGGGATGCGCCGGGGTGCCCGACCGGCTGGTGCTGTTCCCGGACGGCACGTCGGCCTTCGTCGAACTCAAGGCTCCGGGACAGAGGTCCCGCCTTCTGCAGCAGCGCGTGTTCGAGCGCTTCGAGCGGATAGGCCATCCCGTCTTCGTCGTCGACTCCAAGCCCGCGGCGCGCGAGTTCTGGCGCCAACACCGCACGAGGTGCGCGGTGCGGATCCGCGAGGCGCGAGGCGCGCGATGAGCGAGGGCGCGGTCAGGAAGCGGACCGTGCGCTACGCCGGGGGTGAGCCCGTGCGCGGCAAGCCGCGGGTCGTGCGATACGACTTCTTCTGCGGGGCGTGCGGCTGGCGCATAAGCCGCTTCGCGCGGGCCTGCCCGGCGCGCGGGACGTGCGTGCTGCTGCCCGAGGGCGGCGAGGGCCGATGAAGGCGATCCTGCACCCCTACCAGGAGTTCTGCGTGCGGTGGCTGCGCGAGCATGACGAGGCCGCGCTGCTTCTGGACATGGGCCTGGGCAAGACCCTGATCACGCTTACAGCCCTGTCGGATCTTGCGATCCTGGGCGAGGGCCTGGGCCGCGTCCTGGTGATCGCGCCGCTCCTGCCCGCCAGGCACACCTGGCCGGCAGAGATCGCCAAGTGGGATCACACGTCGCATCTGGCGTGCAGCCTGGTGGTGGGCTCGGCGTCGGAACGCGAGCGGGCCCTGCGGCGCAGGGCCGACGTCTACGTGGTCAACCGCGAGAATGTCTGCTGGCTCGTCGACTTCTACGGCCCGGCGAAGTGGCCGTTCTCCACCGTGATCGTCGACGAGCTTTCCAGCTTCAAGAGCCGCCAGGCGAAGAGGTGGAAGGCGCTGCGGAAGTGCCGCCCGCGCATCCGGCGGATCTGGGGCCTCACCGGCACGCCCGCCCCCAACGGCCTCATGGACCTCTGGGCGCAGATGGCGCTGATCGATGGGGGCGAACGGCTCGGGCGCTACATCGGCGGCTACCGCGAGCGCTACTTCGTCCCCGGCCGCCGATCGGGGCATGTGGTCTATGACTGGGCGCTGAAGCCCGGCGCCGAGGACGCGATCCACGCGAGGATCGCCGACATCGCGGTGTCGATGCGCGCCAAGGACGAGCTCGACCTCCCGGGCCGCGTGGACAACGTCGTGGAGGTGGGGCTGCCGAGCGCGGCCATGGCCGAGTACCGGAGGTTCGAGCGCGAGCAGGCGTGCGAGATCATGGGCGAGGAGGTCACCGCCGCGAGCGCGGCGGCGCTGGCGAACAAGCTCTTGCAATGGGCGAACGGCGCCGTCTACGACGACGGCGGCATAGCCTGGGAGGTGCACCGGGCGAAGCTCGACGCCCTGGCCGGGATCCTGGAGGAGGCGCAGGGCCAGCCGGTCCTGGCGTTCTACGCCTTCCGGCACGACCTAGAGCGGATCCTGGCCGCGTTCCCGCAGGCCGAGGTGCTCGACGCGCACGCCGAGGACGGGCTGATCGAGCGGTGGAACCGCGGGGAGGTGCCGCTGATGCTGGCGCACCCCCAGGGCACGGGCCACGGCCTGAACCTCCAGGCCGGCGGGCACATCGCCGTGTGGTTCGGCCTGACGTGGAGCCTGGAGGCCTACCAGCAGGCGTGCGCCCGCCTCGACCGCCAGGGGCAGGCCGAGACCGTGATCGTGCACCACCTGGCGGCGACGGGCACGGTGGACGAACGCGTGATGGACGTGCTGGCCGGCAAGGCCACGCTCCAGGACGCGATGATGGACGCCCTTCGGGGCATGACCGAACATGACGCTGCGGGAAGCGGCGGGAAGGAGCGGACGACGAGTGCAGCGTTCCACCAGAGTTCACGGGCAGGCTGAGTGCGCTGGGAGTTGAGTTGAGCGGGCTTGCAGATTAAAAAAGGCCGAAGCTCTCGCCCCGGCCCGTGCCCGCGGACATGATACCACGGAGAGAGGGAGCTGCCTTGCATTCCTACGAAACGATGAAGATCTGCGTCGATGCCTACCTGCGCTACATCCGGGGCGTCGACTCCACGCTCGCCTCGATCGCCGAGGACATAGCCCGCATCGAGGCGCGCCTGGAGCTCATGGGCGTCGCTCTCGGGGCTCCCTCGGCGGGCGACGGGCGCGACGCGCTGCCCGACGGCGTGGCCAAGGCGGCAGCGCTGCGCGACGAATGGGTGGGCGCGATGGCGCGCCACGCCGACGAGCTCGCCGAGGCGAAGCGCCTGTGCCGCCCGGTACACGCGTGCCGGCACGCGCTCTGGCTTCACTCGGTCGAGAGGCGCACCTGGAATGACACAGCGCGGATGATGGGTTACAGCAGCGCGCAGACGAGGCGGTTAGCCGAGGTCGGCGTGCGCGAGCTGTACGCAATCATGCCCGAGCGCTGGCGACGCGAACCGATTCCCAACGCAGCTCCACGGTGAACATGAGCAGAAATGAGCAGCTTTTCCGTGTTATGGTGTAAGCAGTGAAAGTTTGGGAAGCCGTCCGAGAGGGCGGCTTTTTTGTTGCCCTGACACCAGCGGCGTGGTTCGTGTCTCGTCTTTGCCCTTTCCTTCCCTCCTTGATCGCCGTGTCTCCTTTCACCGCACCTCGCCGCGTCTCTCATCGCAGCGAAGGGGGCACGCATGCACGTACCGACGGACAGGCCATTGCGCGAATGGGTGCTCGAGCTCATCCGCGACGGCAAGCTCTACAAGTTCTACAAGACGTTCGAATGGCAGAGCCTGAGAGCGGAAGTAATGGCAGACCACCACAACGAATGCGAGATGTGCTATGAGCTTGGAGCTTACCGGCAAGATGGACGCGGCAGATGGCGCAGAGACACTAATGAGAGATACACCAGAGCCGATACCGTCCATCACGAGTACGAAGTCAAACAACACCCGAGCATGGCGCTAACAAGATACGTCACAGAGCCAGACGGATCCCTGAGGGAAGTTCTCCACACCCTGTGCAACAGATGTCACAACGACATACATGGACGGACGTGGAAGGGAACCAAGCCAAAGCCACCGATAAATGAAGAGCGATGGGATTGATAGAGAACGCAACGTTAACGCTATTAACGAACGAAAACTGATCATGGTACCCCCCGGCCCCCTATTGGGGGCTTTTTTGGGAGGGAAAAGCAACGGGGGAGGGTAATCGTCTCCGGAGAATTTTTTCCTTAAACTCAATTTTTAGGAGGTAATTGCCTGTGGCTCGACCGAGGGATCCGACCGCGCACAAAGTTGCAAAAGGCAAATCGCACATGACGAAAGCCGAGATAGCTGAAGGACTCGAGCATGAGGTGTACGCATCTGATGGCCGTATTGAAGCTCCCGCTTGGCTTAATGATGTTGCACTCAAGCATTTTGAAAAGAATGCCAGCTACATGCGGGCGCTTAACGAAATGGCGGGCGTGAATATGTATGGGAGCATTGACGTTGAACCACTCGTTTTGATGTCGATGTCATACCAGAAGTCGTGTGAGTACCTTGCGGAAGAGCAGACGGCAAAGACGCTCGGCGACAAGAAATGTGCAGAAGCTGCCCAGAAGAAAAGGCTCGCTGAAGACAGATCCTATCGTGAGTTTGCGAAACTGCTGAAGCTCGATCCTGGAAACCGCGTCGATGTTAAAGGCCGCGGTGGCAGTGATGGTGATGTCCATGACGAGTTTGCGGACATCTAATAGAGCACGCAAGCGCAAACAGATACGTTGCCCCCAGATCACCGAATACATGCGTCTTGTCGAAACCGGCAAGGTGCGGGCATGTGAGCGCCAGAAGAAGCTATGTGCCTACGTCCGCAACGTATTCGCAACCGAAGAACTGATAATCGATACCGTGCGCATCGACAAGTACGCCTCATTCGTGAAGTTCTTTCCCTTCGACAAGTTGTTTCCTTGGGAATGGTTTCTGCTCGCGCTGTTTCTATGCGTATTCAAGAAGAATGGTGAGCCGCGTTGGGACGAACTTATTTGTATCGTGGGGCGTGGCGCTGGTAAAAACGGCTTCATCTCGTTTCTTAGCTTTTGCTTGGTAACAGCTGCAAACGGAATTCGTAATTACCATGTGAACATCGTCGCGAACTCCGAGGATCAGGCCAAAACATCATTTGATGATGTGCGGTCAATCCTCGATTTCGACAAGCAGAAGTGGAAGGCGAAGTTTCACTGGAACAAGCAGGAAATCGAATCGCTTACCACCGGCTCCATGATCAAGTATCTCACCAGCGGCGCCAACTCAAAGGATGGCGGCCGTCCTGGTATGGTGGTATTCGATGAAGTTCATGAATATGTAAAATGGAAGCTTATTGAAGTCATGACCACTGGCCTTGGTAAGGTCGACCATGGCCGCACTGCTTTCATTTCTTCAAATGGCGACGTGCGAGATGGCGTGCTGGATTCGCTTCTTGCTGACTGTGACGCTATCCTGAATGGTGAAGAAGAAGACAACGGGCGACTTCCTTTCGTTTGCACCCTTGACGATAAAGAAGAGGTGCACGACGAAGCCAACTGGGAAAAGGCGTGTCCTTCGCTCCCGTACCTTCCGAAGCGTTTTCTGAACAAGATTCGCAAGGAGTATCAGAAGTGGGTAAAGAACCCGGCTGGCGGCAATGCGTCGTTTATGACGCGCCGCATGGGTATCCCGCAAGGAGACATTGAGCACGAGGTGACCAGTTGGGACAACCTGATCAAAGCCAGTAGGGAGGTTCCTGATCTTCGCGGAAAGTCGTGTGTTCTTGGTTTGGACTTCGCGCGCAAAGATGACTTCTTGAGCGCGGTTCTCTTGTTCCGCATCGATGGACAATACTATGCCATTCATCATTCGTGGTTCTGCTTGCGCTCACGCGACCGCACAAAGATCAAACCACCGCTTGAAGAGTGGGAAAAGCTCGGCATTCTAACGTTGGTCGATGATGCGGAAATACCGACCTCTGCTTTGTCTGACTGGATACACGACATGCAGGCCATCTACGACATCGTAGAGGTTGCGCTTGATGATTATCGCTACGACATCGTGCGCGACGAATTGGAGGATTTAGGGTACCTCGCTAGCGACGATACGGTTTTCAAAGTTAGACCTTCGAATCACATGCGTGTACAGCCGATTATCAACTCTGCATTTATTACCGGCTCCATTTCGTGGGGTGAAGACCCGGCTATGCGCTGGTTTACCAACAACACAAAGCTGGTTCCGTGGCAAAACGGCAATTACAAGTACGACAAGATCGATAAAGCAGCCAGAAAAACTGACGGCTTCATGGCTCTCGTCGCAGCGTTCTGTGTCATCGACGCGATTCCAAAATACGACGATACGATCATCGAAGCACCGATTACTTTCTAACTTTTGAAAGGGGGTGAGATATGCACATCATCAAGTCGATAGCGAAGTTCTTCGGGCTTAGAACGGATACAGCAGAGATAACCTCAAGTCAAGATGCGGCGATGGCGAGCCTCGCCTGCAGAAGCCTCGCCTACTACATCGCCGCTTCCTATATCTCCAATGCGCTGTCAAAATGCGAGTTCAAGACCTACGTCGATGGCAAACCAGTCAAAAACGAGCTTTACTACGCTCTCAACGTATCGCCGAACCCTAATCAGAACGGCTCCGCTTTCATCAATGCCCTTGTCGAGAAGTGTCTTTACAACGGAGAATCGTTGATGGTGCAGCCTACCGAGGCGCTGAACCGCTTCTACATCGCTGATTCATTCAGCGAGGACCCCTGCCCTTTGCGAGAGAACGTGTTCAGTTCCGTTGTGGTCGAGGGTCTTTCCCTGCGAAAGACGTTCAGGGCGTCCGACGCTTGTCATTTCAAGCTTGAAAGCCGGTCGATCAGGGGGCTTGTCTTCGGGGTGTACCAGGATTTCGGTGAGCTGCTCAGCATGGCCATGGCGAGTTACAAGAACGCCAACGGAGAGAAGTTCACGTTCCGAAAGTCTGGAAACCCAGGCGGCACGCGAGCGGAGGTGAAGGAAGCGAGCGACGAGGTCAACGACCTTCTAAAGAACTTTATGCGCAACCCGAACGGCGTGATGCCGCTGTGGAACCAGCAGGAGCTTACGCGCCTGACGCCGAACCCTAACAGCGGATCGAGTAAGGATGTTATCGATCTGAGAAAGGATATCTTCGAGATAACCGCGAGCGCGTTTAAGATCCCCCAGTCGATGATGTATGGAAACATGACCAACACCAATGACGTGATCAACCAGTTCATTACATTCGGCGTTGACCCTTGGGCGCAGATGATCAGCGACGAGTTGACGCGGGGCTTCTACGATTTCAGCGCATGGGGTGGCGGCAAGAATTACATCAAGGTTGACACCAGCAAGATCAACCATTCAGATATTTTCCAAATCGCCGACAAGGCAGAAAAGCTCGTTTCAAGCGGCCTTTTCTCCATTGACGGTGTTTTGGATGCAATGGGGGCAGACATGATCAACGAAGATTACTCCCAAGTGCATTGGATAACCAAGAACTATGAGCTTATCCAAGATGCGCTTGCCCGACTGACAAGCGAATCGACCGAAGGAGGTGATAATTAATGCCACAAGCGAGACGTTATTTCTCTCTTGAGACGCATGATTCGACCGCCGACCTGAACATTTACGGCGATATCGTGCCTTATGAATCTGGTTGGTTTTCCGATCCATCCGATGTTACCGCGCTAAGCATCGCCCAGCAACTTGAAGAGCTTTCGGGTATCGACATAATCAATGTCAATATCAAGAGCTTTGGTGGCGACGTTAACGAGGGGCTTGCGATCTACAACGCACTTCGCCGCCATTCCGCGAAGATCGTAACGCGGTGCGATGGATTTGCTTGCTCTATCGCATCCGTGATCTTCATGGCCGGTGATGAGCGCATTGTCTACGATGCATCGTTGCTCATGATCCACAATGCATGGACAACCGTTAGATCGGCCAATGCTGCCGAGCTTCGCAAGGCTGCTGATGACATGGACAAGATAACCCAAGCGTCGAAGAACGCTTATCTTTCCCGTGTTAATATCGACGAAGCGAAGCTGTCTGAACTCATGGATGCTGAAACGTGGATTTCTCCGCAAGAAGCGCTTGATATGGGCTTTGCAACTACAATCGAAGCGTTTTCGAGCGAAGACGAAGAGACTCCAAACCAAAGTGCTCGTCACTCTCTCTATAGCCTCGTCATGGCCTCGCGCGCACCTTTGCAAGCTTATGACAATGTCGAAGATGAACCTCCTGGCGATGCTGATCACGACGATCCTGGCGAAGATGACAATCCCCACAACAAAGAAGAAGCGGCCTTGGCCGCTTTTTTGATGGCTCTCGAAAACATCCTGAATGAAAGGAACCCCAACAATGCCGATGACAATTAACGACCAGATCAACCCCGCCCAGCTCATGACCGACGCTATGGCAAGCGGCGATGCGGGCCAGATGACGGAAGCATGGCAGGCCACGCTTGATTCAATCGCGCAGAGCGTTCGCGGTGACTTCGAGCTTTACCAAATGACCAATGACAGCGCGGTGCTCGCCCAGCGCGGATACCGTCAGCTCACCTCCGAGGAGAACCGGTTCTACGAGGCCCTTACCTCTGCTGCTCGCCAAAGCGATCATGTGAACGCGCGTCAGGCGTTCTTGGACATCATCGGCGACGGCAAAGACGAAGATCTCATGCCCGTAACCATCATAGAGGACGTGTTCAAGGACTTGGAGCAGGAGCACGAGCTTCTGCAGGTCATCAGCTTCACTTACACGGGCTACGCAACCAAGTGGATCCGCAACAAGCACAACGCCGCTAAGGCTGTGTGGGGCAAGATCACCGACGCGATCACCAAGGAGATCACGAGCGATCTCGAAACGATGAGCATCGACCAGAACAAGCTCACGGCTTTCCTCGTCATCCCGCTCGATATCATCGACATGGGCTATGTGTTCGTGGACGGCTACGCCCGCGCGGTGCTGAAAGAGGCGGTCTACGATGGGTTGGAGGCATCCATCGTTACCGGCACGGGCGTTGACATGCCCGTCGGCCTTGATCGCGACGTGCACAGCGGCGTATCCGTGTCTACGACCGACGGCTATCCGCAGAAGACTGCTATCAAGGTGACATCCTTCGAGAAGAAGACCTACTTCGATCTCGTGAGCCGGCTTGCCAAGACCGAGCGCGGGAAGAACCGCAAGTTCGGCGAGGTGTGCCTTATCGTCAACCAGGCCGATTACCTTTCCAAGATCGCTCCCGCCACCACGCTTCTCACGCAGATGGGCTACCAGGGCAACATCTTCCCCTTCCCGACGCGCCCGGTTGTATCCAACGAGATCGCCGACGGCAAGGCGATCATGTTCATCCCCAACTGCTACACCTTCTGCGTCGGCGGCAAGCGCAACGGCACTATCGAGATGGACGATTCGTTCAAGTTCCTTGACGATGCGCGCACCTATAAGATCATCCAGCATGGAGACGGCATTGCCGACGATAACACGGCGGCCATCCTGCTCGACATCTCCGAACTCGAAGAGCTGGTGCCTTCTTTCAAGGTCGCGAACGGCACCGTTCCTGTAGTCTAGGCGGCGTCATATGAACGATGCGCTCGTAGATGCCGTGCTGCGAAAGCTGTGCGTCACCTACGATGACCCCGATGTATACGAGCGTATTGTCTCGGATATCATGCCTTCTGCCGAGCAGGATCTGAAGAACCTGCTCGGCATCAAAGACGAATCGTTCGACTTCTCGAAGCCAGGTTCCGAAAACCACCTGTTCATCAATTGGTGTTATTACGAGTACAACGGCGCTTTGGACGATTTCGAAACGCATTACGCGCTCCAGATCGGGCGATGCCGTGATAAGTGGATGGTGAAGCAGTATGCTGAAGAAAAAGCCGCTGCCGACGTATAACGACGGCGTTGTCAGCATCTATCGCGACAAATGCAAGAAGATCGATTTCAATTCGAGGGATAGCGCGCTTGAAAACCTCGAGTTCGTCGCGAAGCTCCTTTACGAGGAAAAGTCGTGCCGCGAGCAGGACTTCAATTCCGCGAAGCTTCGCGGCTTCTCCTTGTCGGTGAAGATCAGGATCCACTTCTGCCGAGACGTCGATTCCGACTGCAAGGCGATCATCGGCGAAGATCTTTTCGGCATATCGCACATCGAGAAAACGAAACGGGAGATGTATCTGTACCTGTCCAGCGTAGGGAAGGTGAAGGCGTTGAAATGATACTCCAAGACGTGCAAGCGAAGCTCGAACAGATCGATCCAGAGGTGCACTACGGCTCGGCTGCAAAGTTCGACCGGGAAAAAGCGTGGGACTATACCGTGTTCTCGCGTCGCGTCATGAATTCCAATAAATCGAAAACGGGATACGCCGACGTCTTCGAAGTGTGCCTTGTGAGGGAGATGTTCATTCCTGACGGTTTGGCCGAGCAGGTCATCGATGCCTTGACCGGCGATGGCGGGATCCCCGGCATGAGAGTGTCCGATTCTGAATTCAAGTACGACTACGCGGTCAAGCCCGACACTGCCGATACGGTGGAAATGCTCGTGCTCGAGTTCGTTAAACCGAGGAAGCGCAATGTCTGAGTGGTACACCCTCGACACATCGGGGATCGAGGAGATTCAGCAAGTGATCGACGACTACGGCGCAGGATCGGGCCAGGTTATCGACCGCGTGCTTCACGGAGAAGGCGCCGATCTCATCAAACGCGCCATCCCGTCCCGCATCAACCCTTCTGACAGGCGCTGGGCCGGAAAGGCCGCGTCGATCGCCGGGAACCCCGGCGCCGGCGCGCGGTTGTCGCACGATACGGGCGACCTGCAGGTGACGGTGGCCGCAAGAGGGCGGCTCGGCTACCTCTATTTTCCCGATAACGGCACCAACACCAAAAACCATGCAGGCGACCAGCAGTTCATGAGGCTGGGCGCCGAAGATGCAACGCCGGACATCATCGATCGCTGCCTCGTTGCGTTGGTCGAAGAGTTCGGCAGATGAAAGAGAGGAAGTGCATTAATGCCTACTGTGAACGAGATCATCTTTTCAGAATACGACGTGAAGTGCCTGAACTTCATCCTGGGCTCTGGCGATAAAAAGCAGGTGTGGCCCGTGAAGGTCATCGGCAAGCTCGAAGAGGAGAGCGAGGTTCGCAAGCTCATCAAGAAGGGCCGCGGCGTGACCATCAAGAACCGCACCTGGGGAACCGGAGCGGGCACGCTCAAGCTCACGGCGCACATGCCCTACGACCTCTACATCCTGCTGCACGGCATGGACGCCGACGACCTGGCCGACGGCGTGCACGCCTACGGCCGCGATTCCCGGCATCCCGAAGCTGTTGTTACAGGTGACGTGTACGACGAGGACGATGTGGAGAAGTTCAAGGCATGGCCGTCCTGCGTCGTGTCCACCGGTCCCGCGCGATCCATCGAGAACGGCGCGGAGGAAGTTGCCGAAACCGAAATCGAGATCGGCTTCTCGCCGGATGCCGCTGGGCGCGGCATGTACGAGGCTCTTGCCGATACTTTGTCCAACGATATCAAAACCTCTTGGATGGAGTCGTTCGGCGCAGATCTCGTCAAGAAAACCCCGACGGTGTAAGGAGGCATGACGATGACTGCAGCTACAAAGAAGCCTGCCGCGCGCAAGGCACCTGCCGAGAAATCCGATGATGCTAAAGATGCGGTGGAGCAGGTCGTCCAAGCCGCTGAAGCCGCGTCCGAAGATGCCCTCGACGCGGAAACCGTCGAGAACTCGGAAAGAGATGCAAAAGCCGTGGACGAACCTGGAATGATCACGGTCAAGGTGCAGACGAAGTATAAGGACAGGCTCACCGGCGAGATCCGAGAGCCTGGGGCCGTGCTCGACGTCACGCAAACGCGCTACGATGAGATCATGGCTGCTGGCGACTTCATTGTAAAGCAGTAAGACCGAACCGGGGGAGCCGTTTGAGCGCCCCCGGTTTTTTGGAGGTAATAAAGCATGGCGAAATCAGACTATCCGTGCACGGTCATCGAGTTCGAAATGTTCGACGGGCCAGCAGAAATGACGCTTCAAATGCACGGCTTGTACTTGCTCTGGGCGCGCAATCGTGAGGTGTGGGACGAGTACAACCGCATCACGTCGGGCAAGGGCGATCGAGGCGAGATCGACACGGCCATGGTGCTCTATGCGGCATATCTATGCGCTTGCTGCGAAACTGACATAGACGATCGATACGGCTCGTTCGAAGAATTCCTGCTGAACCTGCCTCCCGACCGTATGGCGATGTGCGCTGCGTATCGGGATATGTGCGCTCCAAAAAAAGCCGAGCCTTCCGCGATGCATTCGAAAAGCGCGCCCGGAAAACGACCCAGAAAATCAAGGTTCCTGCGTTCGCGCTCCTAGAGCCTGACGACTACTACACCTATTACGTGATGATCCTCGGAATCTCCGAGGATCTTTTCTTTCACGCGGATTTTTCGTTCGTCCGGGCTGTCGCGGACAGTAAAGGCGCTTACGACGCTTGGCTTTCGGGAGAGCGCGAGCATCTTGCGGAGAAATTAAGGAGGTGATCACATGGCAAGCAGAAACGAAGCGACTGTAACGTTTCGGGCGAACACCGAGCAATTCAAGCAGGGCATCAACCAGGCCAAGACGTCCATCGGCAACATCAATGCGCAGCTTAGGCTTAACGCCCAGCAGATGCAGCAAGGTGGCAATAGCGCCCAGCTAATGGCCCAACGCGTCGATCTGCTTACGCAAAAAGAGCGCGAGCAGCAGAGCGTCGTTGACAGCCTTGAGCGCGAGCTTGACGAAGCCAAGCGCGCATATGGCGAGAACTCCGAGCAGGTGCAGAAGCAGGAGCGCGCTTTGACCAGTGCAAAGGCGACGCTCATGTCCTACTCATCCCAGCTCGATCAAGCCAAGCAGAAACTTGCACAATCAGAAACCGTCTATGGGCAGACGAGCCAGGCGATCGAGAAGCAGGAAGCCGAAATGAAGCGGCTCAAACAGGAGTACGCCAATGCGGTCGTCGAAAAAGGCAAGGACTCGGAGGCGGCGAGGAAGCTCGAAAGGCAGATACGTGACCTCTCAACCGAACTCGGACAAAACCGCGAAAAGCTTTCTTTGGCCGACAAGGCTGCCGACGAATTAGCTGACGGCTACAAAACGGCCGCCGAGCGGTCGGAGGATCTGCATCGTAGGATTCAAGGCGCCGGTAGAGGTATGGAGTCTGCAGGACAGGCCATGACGATGGGCCTCACGACACCGATAATCGGTTTTGGCGCTGCCGCCAAAGCATCCTTCGATGCCGTTGACGACGGAGCTGACAACGTAATCAGGGCCACCGGAGCCGTTGGGGAATCGGCGGAAGAGCTTACCGGTTCGTACAAGAACGTGGCGGGGAACATCGTCGGTTCATTCTCGGATATCGGCTCCGCGCTCGGCGAGGTCAATACTCGATTCGGGTTCACCGGCGAGATGCTTGAGCAATCGACGACCGATTTTCTGAAATTCTCTGAGATCACTGGCATGGACGTCACCCAAGCCGTCCAGAAGGTGTCGCGCTACATGGGCGATGCCAACATCGAGTCGTCGAACTACAAGCAGGTGCTCGATGACCTAGCCGTGGCGTCGCAAAAGTCGGGGATCGGCGTCGACGTCCTAGCGGAGAGCCTTACCAAGTACGGCGCTCCTATGCGCGCCCTCGGATTCGATACGCGCGAGAGCATCGCCTTGTTCTCGCAGTGGGAGCTTGCCGGTGTCAACACGGAGATCGCGTTCAGCGGCATGAAGAAGGCGATATCGAACTGGACGGCCGAAGGCAAGGACGCGAAGGTCGAATTCAAGAACCTTGTCGCAGGCGTCCAGGACGGCTCCGTATCCGCCCAGGAGGCCATGGAGGCGTTCGGCGCAAAGGCAGGCCCCGACCTCATCGACGCGATCCAGGGCGGGCGTTTCGCTTACGAGGACATGCTCGCAGCCGTCGAAGGGTCAGAAGGCGCTCTTGATGGTACGTTCGATGAGCTGATCGACGGAAGCTACGAGGCTGATCTTGCGCTGCAGAACGCTCAGCTCACCTTAGCTGAAGCAGGTGAGACGCTTATGGAATCGCTCGTTCCAGCCATAAGCGAAGGAACCGACGCCCTTGAAGATTTATCGGAGTGGTGGAGAAACCTCGACGACGACCAGCAGAAGGCGATTCTGTCCGCAGCCGGAGTCGTGGCGGCAGCCGGGCCGATGATCATGATGGGCGGGAAGCTCGTCACGGCGACTAGCTCCATCGTCGGCGTGGTCGGAAAGGCGCGAACCGGCTTCGAGAAAACAACCGGCAAGCTCGCTGCCATGTCGACAGGGACGGGCGCCGCCGCGAAAGCGGCAGGCGTGCTCGACGTCGGACTCAGGGGCGCGACGAAGGCCGCCGGCGGCCTTGCACTGGTCGGCCTCATCGAAGAAGTATCGAAATTCGCCTACAGCATGACCGAGGCGAACAAAGAGGCCGTGGCGTCGATCGATGCGCTCGGCTCGGTTGGTGATTCCATGACCTCGTTCGGCGAGCGCATGGCGAACGCCCAATCGATCATCTCCGACACGAACGCCGCGTTCACCTCTTCCGGTTCGACTATCGGCGAGGTATCCGGCACGATCGCCGAGAAAGAAGCGGCTATCACCGGGATCATCGCGACCGCCCTCCGGGAGCAGCGCGAGCTTCGCGAAGAGGATTTGCAGGCAATCAGGGACTACAACGCCCAGATCGAGCAGCTGCAATCCGAGAAGGTGCAGGCGTATCAGGCCGGGATGCAGGGAATAGCTGACTCCGTAGCAGCCGAAGGCCAGATAACCGCCGACAGGGCTGCCGAGCTCCTTGCCACGACCGATACGTACTACAACGATGCGCTTGCCGATCTCGACGCATACCACAACTCCAAGCTCCAATCGCTCAACCAGCAGTTCACCATCGAGCACTCGATGAGCGAGGAGGAGTATGCGGCTGCGATCGATTCCGAGAACGCGTACTACAGCCAGTCGAAAGCGAACCTAGATCAGTCGGTCGCCGACACGCGCAGCGCCGTCGCCCAGCATGCGGATGCGACAGCCCAGCTGTCCGACGACACGATCTCGACCATCGGCGAGGCGAAGGAGAAGCTTAACGGGCTTGCAAGGGTCGGGGTCGGGGAGTTCGGGGCGTATCTGAACTCGGACGTCAAAAGCGTCGAGGACGCGACCAGGAACATGTCCGATGCTCTGGCGACTCTGGCAAACGATTCGAACTCATCGTTTCTCGCAATGCAGCTCACGATGGCCGAGGGCGGCCAGCAGATCACCTAGGACAACGCGCAGACGATCGACACGCTTCTTTCGCAGTTCGAGAACCTGCCTCCGGAAATCGGAGATGCGGGGGACAAGGCGATGCGCGCTCTCGCGGAAGGATTGGACGACCAGCTGGGCATCGACGTCGCCAACTCCACGGCTCAGCAGATCATCGATGCCTACCGCTCCAAGACCGGCGATGCCGTCGCAGCAGGAGAGGGCACGGGGCAAGGATACGCTGACGCCCTCAGCATGAAGAAGGATGCTGCTGTCGCTGCCGCATTGGAAGTCACCGGCATGACGATCGAGCAATTCGACGCGTCCGCCGCCCAAGCCGGGATCGAGGGGGACGAAGCCGTCGCCGCGTATGCGAACCAGCTTGCTGCAGGCGCGCAAAGCGCGCAGGCATCCGGTTCCTCGGTGGCTGGTTCTGCGACGACCGGCCTCGGGACGGGCGACGGCTCTGGAAAAGGCTCGGCTATCGGAGGGGCCTACGCTGCTGCGCTCGGCGGTCAGGCCGGGAATGCGAACGTCCAAGCCGCTCTGACGGCCGGAAGTGCGACTAGTGGCCTGGGAACCGGGAACGGAGCGATTCCCGGTTCGTCGCTCGGAACCCAGTTCGCTTCCGGCGTCGGCTCAGGATCCGGCGTTGCGAGGATCAAGGGCCAATCGGTCGCGAATTCCGCGGAGGGGGGCATGCGGTCGAATGCCGGAAGCTCGAGAAGCTGGGGCGACCACCTTGTACAGAACTTCGCCAGCGGCATAAGCGGCGCGATCGACTGGGTTCGCAACGCGGCATCGAGCGTAGCTGATACAGTCGCCAGGATACTAGGCCACACCGTTCCTGAGGAAGGAATCCTCCACGAAGGCGGAGAGGGCGAGGTCAGATGGGGCAGGCACCTCGGCCAGAACGTCGCGGCCGGCATGAGGCAGTCTTTGCCCGATATCGAGCGCGAAGCCGATGCCATGGCTGATGCCTTGGCATCGATTGGGAAGTCACCCGCCATCGTCGATTTCGCCGTCTCTTCCGCTTCCCTCGGCCATGTGCCTTTCGGGGCCGTAGACCAGCGCGCGGCATCGATAGCCGTGCAGGTCAAAACGAACGACGCAGCGGCATCCGACGCCGAGGCCATCGGGAAGCTGGTCAAGGCCGTAGAGCGGCTCGATGCGGGGCTTGGCAGGAAGATCGCCGAGAACGCGCCGCAATTCCCCGATAGCAGGCAGTTCGCGAGGATCGCGACAAAGGCGGTGAGAGGCGGATGAGGTTCTTCTACGAGAGCGGCAACGGCGACGTAGTCGACTTCTCTGGCGCAGGCCCGTACCTAGCTAGCCCTGACGTTCTGTCATCCTTCGAATGGTCGACTTCAATGCTAGGAAGTAAGGTGGCGGGCGTCTTTCTCGAATCGAGGGAAGCGACCATCGACGTTTGGGTGTCTGCCGACAGCGAGCGGGAAGGCACCGCCGCGTATAGGCGGATGACAGATGCTTTTGAGTACGATTTGGCTCGTGAAATTCCGGGCACCCTCGATGTCTACGGATACCGCGCCCCTGTGTTCGCCATCACATGCGAGCCGGTCGAGGAGGATATGCACGGCATGTTCGAGGTATCATGCAAGGTGACGTTTCTAATCGATGGCGGAGAATGGACGAGGGACAACGCATATCCCTTCTCAAGATCAGGGCAGGGGCGCGGGCTGAACTTCCCGTTCTCGTTCCCCTGCGACTTCGGCAGCGGTAACGACGATCCGTCGTATGTTGAGAACCCCGGCGCTTCTCCCGCGCCCTTGACCATCGTGGTGTACGGCCCTGCCGAGAACCCTAGGGTCTCTATCGCCAACAACGCCTATGAAGTGGAAGCCACCGTTAAATCAGGCGGGAAGCTTGTCGTAGACGGACTCGCTAAGACCATCGATCTGTTCGACCCCTACGGCAACGCCGAGAGCGTTTTCAACTGCCGTCGCGGCATCCAGCGCAACGGCAGCGGATCGTTCGTGTTCCAGCGCATCGCTCCGGGCACGCATCCCGTGTCGTGGGACGGGTCGTTCGCGTTCGAGGCGATCCTGCACGAGGCTCGAAGCGCCCCGCCATTGGAGGCGATCTGATGAGCGATGTCATATATACCGATGCCGAATGGATCGAGCGCGGCGTCGTTCCACAATGCACGCTCGACCTGGCGTATGGAGCCGACGAGAACGACTTCGCCTTAACCGTCCCCATAGGGTTCTGTATAGATGACGGTGCGCTTGTCTACGTCGATGGAACGGGATGGGGCGGCATCGTGCGCGGGAACTGCCCGTCCACCATCGTCGACGGCCCACACGGCAAGCCGACTAACACCATCGTCGGAACCACCTGGCAGGGAGTCCTCGCGGAGTCCTACATCGTGCCGGACGCCGGTTCGCACGTCGAGGTCTCCGGAGACGCCAACGACGCGATGCGAGCAGTCGTAAAGCGCCAAGGGCTCGACGCCATGTTCGACGTGGAGGAGGCGCCGAGCGGCTTTCCGGTCGCTCACCGGTTCGACCGATTCGCGGACGTATATGCGAGCTTCCGCAAGATGCTCGCGCAGGTCGGGGCAAAGCTGGTTGTCGCCAAGGATCCGGGATGCAAGCCGAAGCTCTCGGCGGTGGGGATCAGAAGGTGCATAGACGACGGCGAGGCCGCGCGATTCGCCTACCGGATCACCGACGATACCCCAGTCAACCACATCATAGGGCTCGGCAAAGGCGAGATGGAGGAGCGCATCGTCGTGCACCGTTTCGCCGATGCCGAGGGGCGCGCTTCGGCGATCCAGAGCATCTTCCCGCCTCACGAGCGGCAGTACCTCTATGAGCTGTCCAGCTCCGATGAAGCCGAGCTGATCGAGGCGTGCGACGAGGAGCTGAAGGAGCTGCAGAAAGTCCGAGAATGCGAGCTGAGATTGCCAGCGGGGGAGGCTTACGAGGTTGGCGACGTGGTGGGCATCGTGGACGAGAACACGGGCAAGTCCATCACGGCCGAGGTCGTGAAGGCCATCGTCCGGCTGGACGCCGGGGGGCGCATCGAGATATCCAACGAGATAGGAGACGTGATTCTATGAGCAAACGCAGAGGTGAGGGGGTCGAATGTCTTTTCATTTCGTAACTGCGGAAAAAGCGGAGAACCATATCCGCTCCGGCGACTTCGGGTCGTACAACATCGCTACGTTCGGCTCGGGCTGCCACATCCTTCGCGGATGCGAAGCCGAGATCGTCGACAGCAACACCATCCGCATCCTGGACGGCGATCTGCTCATCGATGGCAGGCATGCGCGAATCGTCGGGTTCTGCGATCTTGAGATCAGGAGCGGCGAGGTCGGGCGCAATCGCAACGACGTCATCGCAATCCGGTACTCGAAGGACAAGGACGGGTTCGAGGATGGCGCGCCGGTCGTCCTTCCGGGGACTCCGACCGACGGGCAGGCGACCGACCCGGCATTTACATCAGGGTCGATCGAGGACGGGGACGTTCTTGTCGAGCGCCCGCTCTACCGAGTCCCCATCGCTGGGCTTGCGGTCGGACAGCCTGTTTGCCTGATGAAGCGAAGCGCACCGTTTATCGGTCACGGTCACAAAGCGGCCGACGTAAGCGGGGCATTCGCTTCGGCTCTCGGCGCCCTCGCCGACGTGACCCCCGCGGCGCTCTACGGCGTCGCCCCCGGCGCGTACACCGTGCAGCCGACGGCGGCGGGTTCGCCGTGCCCCGGGCAGTACGGCAACATCGTGGTGTCGCGCAACGGCGGCGACAGGACGTGGGCGGTCGTCGCGTTCGACGAGGGCGGGTGCTACATCCTTCGCGGCTGGACTAAGGGCGGCCACGCGGCGACGTGGGTACGCATCGACGGAGGCTGTAAGGTGCTGTCGACCGAGAGCGGGGCGTTCATGCACGGCGGTCAAACAATCCGCTTATCGGACAAGGTGTCGAACCAGCCGACAGGGATAGTGATCGTGTGGAGCTACTACAACGATAGCGCGAGTAAGTCCGAGAACCAGCATTTCGTTTACCAGTTCGTCCCCAAAAGCCACGTCGAGCACTATGACGGGTGCGGCGTGACCCTACAGGTGGCAACAGGGGCGACCTTCAGTTTCATCGCTCAGAAATATGTGTTCGTCTCGGACTCCGCCATAACGGGACACACGTCGAACGCGGAAAACGGTGCTAAAAACGGCGTGACGTTCAACAACAGATTCTTGGCCCTCAGGGGCGTGCTAGGGGTGTGAAAAAAATGGATATACAGATCAAAAATATAGACGAGAGCGGCAACGAGATACCCGCTATCGACTGGACGAGGTGGCGCCGCGTGCGCGTCGAAGAGGAGCATGACGACAGCGGCGAGCTTACCGGGATCGTCTCGCACTGCGAGGCGATTCCGGAAGATGAGGTAGCGGCAGAAGCCGTCGCGCAGGAGCGCGAGGAGGCGATGGAGCGGTTCCGCGAGAACGGCCCGGAACGCGTGGACGCGATCGAAACGGACGTGCTCGACCACGACGAGGCAATTATCGCGCTCTACGAATCCATGACCGAGGCGCAGCTTGATACCGATGAGGCGCTTGTGACCATGTACGAAATGATGAACGGAGGAATCTAATATGGATAAAATCATAGCCAAGAGTTACGCGAACCTCGTCAAGGCGGGGCGGCGCACAATGGATGAGGTGCCCGAGAAACTTCGGGCGCTTGTGACCATGTACGAAATGCTTTAGCGAATAGCAAACATAGGCCCTGCGAAACACGCGGGGCCTTTTTTTAGGAGGTGATGCAAATTGGACGAAGCATGGGCACTGCGCGATATCTGCTACCTGGTGTTCGGAGTCGGCTCCATGGCAGGCGTGCTGTACGGCATATTCGCCGGGAGGCGGAAAACGGCGTCGGAGGACACTGAGCGCATCGTGCGCATCGACACCAACGTGAGCGAGACGCGAAACGACGTGGGTGAAATCAAAGCAGACCTGCGCGCAACCGACAGGCGCGTCGGCGACATATCCGCGAAGCTCGCGGTGCTCGAAAGCAGCGAAAAAAAGGCGCATGAGCGCCTTGATCGGCATTCGGAAAGACTGGATGAGCTTGAGAAAGGGAAAAAATCATGAAAGACAACATCAAGCAATGGGGTAAAGCAGCCGGAGTTCGCGCCGTCAAGACGGCCGCGCAGGCCGCTCTCGGCGTAATCGGCGCATCCGCCGCCGTGGGCGAGGTTGTATGGCCGCTTGTCGGCTCTGCGGCCCTGCTCGCGGCCATCGTGAGCGTACTCACGAGCCTTGCGGGCGTGCCCGAGGTGGAGGGCGGCGCGTCCGTCGCCAAGCTCGGCAATGAGCTCTAGATACCGCGACCTGGTGGTCTTAGGAGCAATGTACCTGGCGCTGATCGTCGGAGCATCCGTGCTCCTGGTGGCGCAGAGCCAGCCCGCAGGCTACAAGTCAGCACCCGCCGAGTGGCCGGATATCAGCGATAGGCCGCTGCTGAGCGCCGAGCAGATGGCGGAGGCGCGCGCAGTGGGAGCCGTTGGGTTTGAGTGCGCCGGTAAACGCTACGTCGTGGCGGGGATGCCAGACGAGTACACGAGAGAGGGATAAGCAATGACAAAGCTGTATGTGATCGCAGGGCACGGCGCCGGAGACCCCGGCGTCTGCGCCAACGGATACGAGGAGGCCGAGCGCGTGCGCGCCCTGGCAACGCGTCTCAAGGCAATCGGCGGGGCTAGCGTGGAGGTACTCGACACCTCACGTAACTGGTACGCGGATAAGGGGATCAACTCGCTTACAATCCCTAAGGGATCGCCACTCGTGGAGCTGCACGCCGACGGGGTGGACGATCCTGGGCCGCACGGCGGACACGTCATCATCCACGGCGGTTTCGAGCCGGACGAATACGACAAGGCTCTAGCCGATTTCATCGCCGGGATGTTCCCCGGGCGTGCGGATAAGATCGTCAAGCGCGCCAATCTCGCCAATCCCAAGCGGGCGGCTGCGCGGGGCATCAACTACCGTCTGCTTGAGTGCTGTTTTATCAGCAACAAGGAGGATATCGCCCGATTCAGCGCGCGACTCGACGACGTCGCTCGCGGCATCCTGGCGGCGTTCGGCATCGAGGCGGGGCAATCCACCACGCAAGGGCAAACCACGCCCGCAGAATCGACCGCAGAGCCTAGTGCGGGAGGATTCGCCGGCGGCGTGTACCGCTGCAACGCTAGCAAGCTCAACGTGCGCGACCGTGCGTCGCTGTCGGGGGCTGTGGTGGCCTCCTACTCGCGCGGCCAGACGGTCAACTTGGATAGCTGGTATACGATAGCCGACGGCTACGTGTGGGGCCGCTACACCGCCTACAGCGGCGCGACGCGCTATATCGCAGTCGGCCGTCACACCGGTAAGCCCGAGACGGACGATTACCTCATCAAAGCATAAGTGATTGAGAGGCTTCGACCGGCATCTACTAATTATATATAAGTGCATCTATAATCTCTAATCATCAGAAACCGATGAAACGAGGGGTTATGGCGGAGAGGACGATGACGGCGCATAGACTAAGGTTTCGCGAGAAGCACGATACGAAAGGCGAGACGAAGAGTCCTTGCGATCTAGACGGGGAAAACCTTGTCGATATATTCGAATCGTACTGTAACTCGGTGCTGGGCGAAATCATCCAAGTGAAGGGTACTGGCAGCGTCGTCATGGTGTCCGATATGGATCTTAGTCGCCGTAACGCCGTCATCGCCTCGGTGTACTGTGGAAAGACAGGGGAGCCGGAGAAGGTGTTCCTTCCATCCAGAGGCGTCCAGACGTACTCGATCACCGAAGAAGAGGCCCCCATGAGCTATACTAGGGCCGTGCTGATGGTTCCGCCGAGGGGTGAGACAGCCCTTTTCTTCACCGAGCAATGCGCCCGAAGCAGGGGTGCGGGAATTCTGCTTAGGCTTTTCGATACGTATTTCAGGCACTATTCCAATACGGTGTACCTCGATAATGTTCCCATTCAGGAAGGCAGGGCCTGGGTCGAAGCGGCTAAGGCCCTGAAGAAGGTCGAGGTGCAGGTTTACAAGAAAAGCGGCGACAGAGCCGAGAGGGAGAGCGAAGAGGATTACTATTATTCTTTCGCGAAGTTCGCCAAGAAGAACAAGACGTTCGGGCCAACCACTCTCCGGAAGATTCTAGATGATCCCGATTTCGCCGATAGCATCGTCGGGCTTAAAGGCGCCGACATAGCCGATGGCGAGGTAATCAAGAAAGTTAAGCTCAAGGTGGTCGGGAGAGATGGAAGAAGTAAAGAATACCGCGTCGGCTCAAGTTACGGCGGTGCTACGATACGAGAAGTCCTGAACGGCGACGAAATCATCATGCTCGATAACGACGAGCTTTTCATGAGGTGCATGGAATCGGCCATCGACGTTTCTGCTCAGTTGAGAATCGAATGGAGCGAAGACTGGTTCCGTAAAAGATAGGAGTGTGGGGCAATGGGGAAGGCATCGGTCGCGTCGATAGCCCGAGAGCACTTTTCAACGCTCAAAGACGATAGCGGAAGATTCAACCTGATCGACATCGTCTTCCAGATCGCAATGCCGATTCTCGCTGGAGGGCTCGTCCTTCTTTCCGGCTGGGTCGTTTCCGACGCAGGAGCCATGGTGACGGGAGTCTCGATAGTCGCTGCGCTCATGGGGGCGATGGCGGTGCTCATCTTTCAGATCAGGCTCTCGATACCAGAAGACAAGCGTCTTGACGTTTACGACTATATGCTGGTCGACGAGGTGTTCTCCAATATCCTATGGGCGATCCTGGTCGGTTTCGCCCTCTCCCTGATCTTGGTTCTGTACCAGTCCTTCAATGCCAAGGACGTTCCGATCGTCGGGGCGTGCGTTACTTCGATCGTTGCCGCGTCCGGCCTCCATTTCGTCATCGTGGTGGGAATGTGCTTGAAAAGACTGAATATAGCGTATATGAGGATCGCCGCGAAGCGCGGCTAG